ATGCCCTCTTGGCTCCCTTATAATACTACAGGTAGCCAGGAGGGTAAAAACAGAATGACCAAAGGTCAAATTCAGTATAGTCAAGTTTTGCTCACATATCCACAATGTGACAGAAGCAAGGAAGAACTCTTAAAGTTCATACAAGGTCTCGACGACATATGTTGCGCCATAGTCGCAAAGGAAAACCATCACGAGACAGACGGCGAACACCTACACGCATGGATAAGGTTCAATAAATCTCAGAGAATCGCAACAAGCAAATGGGGAAGTCTGTTCGACTGGGATGGTAAACACGGAGATTATCAGAAAGTCACGTGCACACAAAGGTCGATAGCAGATACCGTAACATATGTCATGAAAGACGGGGACACGCTTATATGGAATTGCAACGCAGAAGCATTGAAGTGCAAAGAAAAGACTCACATACGTAAGTACGATAACGAAAAGATACTCAACACACCGATGAAAGAACTCATCGATGAAGGAGTCATTAACGTCAAAGAAGCAGCAGCTTACCTGCGCGGCAAGCAACTATACAAGCTACTGGATAAACCTGCAGAAAAATCCAAATGCAGAGGCATCTGGGTATCAGGACGCCCCGGAACAGGCAAATCGACATGGGCACAAAAGTTCGGAAAAAGCCTAGGCGGATTCTACGAGAAAGCGCAGAACAAGTGGTGGGACGGATACGATGGAGAGAAAGTCGTTGTCATGGATGACGTTGACACCGATGCCCTGATTCATTACATGAAAATATGGGCAGACAAATTCCCCTGCAAGGGAGAGATCAAAGGATGCACCGTGTGGCTACACCACGACTGGTTCATCGTGACCTCTAACTTCACCATAGAAGAAATATGCGAAATGAAACAAGACGGATACAAATACGTCGATGCGGTGAAGCGTCGCTTCAAGGAACTACACGTTCCTGACACTGTTCAGTATCTCCAATGGGATCCTGATTTCGTCTGGGAGAATCCAGATGCTCCTGACGAAGAGCCCCATCAAGAGCCTACGGCTCCCGAACCGAAACGTCAACCAGTTGACGAGCTTTCCAACACCCTACTCGGTTCCGGCTATTAAGTAAAGTCTTTAGCAGCATGCCCTTGCCTACTTCATTCCCGTTTTCTCCTTCACTGTCTAGATCACTGCGTTTAGATAGCCTTCCTGCGCCTTCGTTCCGAGTCTTAGGGTCTCTCTACTATCCAGCTTGTTTCAATGTCCATTCACGTTACGGCTGGCGGTTCCAGCAGCGAAATACGTACTTAGCCTCCTCCTCACATATACTGCACCTACATATGGACAACGGCTCCTTCTACTTCATTCCCGTTTTCTCCTTCACTGTCTAGATCACTGCGTTTAGATAGCCTTCCTGCGCCTTCGTTCCGAGTCTTAGGGTCTCTCTACTATCCAGCTTGTTTCAATGTCCATTCACGTTACGGCTGGCGGTTCCAGCAGCGAAATACGTACTTAGCCTCCTCCTCACATATACTGCACCTACATATGGACAACGGCTCCTTGGTCTTCGAGCCATTCCGTTATCCACATCGGCACCCTTTATTCCAGTATTACGCCTTCGCCAGACACCTCATATTCCCAGCTTATTTCCGAGTCGATAAACTGGCTCGTAGACACTCACCATTATTCAGCGGCTGCATACTTCGCCTCCCTGAATAACTAAAGGTAGCTTCGCTCTCGGCCTCTTTTTCTTTCGGAGCTGGGAAAATTCAGTTATCTTTCAATTTCATCTTTTACCCTAAAGAATATCCAGTATGTCGCCTACGCATTAAACTAGAACTGTTTACTTTGACGGAAGAACTTGCCTACTTCACTCCTGAGATCTTTGGAATGCACATAACGATGCAAATCTACTTCTAGAGGCACTATACTATCAGGTCGGAGGTCCAGTTTATTTTCAGCGATATGATGGAAGTCATACTTAAGAGAGAACACAAAATGCTCTTGCAAATGAGGAACATAACCAGCTACACCTGCAAAGAAATATGCACTACGTCTCAGATAAGTACCATCATCATTACGCAACGTCACTTCGTTTCTGAAATCTCCTGACAATCTGTACTGAAACCAGGTATAACCTGAGGGTCCGGCACGATAAAACCGTCCAAGGTCATCAATGACCCAAGTGTCAGATATCCTGTACAGGGCGGGAACTCTAACGCGAACGGATCCAGATAGTTGGGCTGCGAGAAAATCGAGTTCGGTAGAACATCCGGTAGTGAGTCCTGGAAGGGCATACGGTAAGATGCTGCTGTCTCTAAAGACTGTGGCGGAGGACACTTCTGGATCTTTTCTTTGAAGAACTCCTTCTTTTCGCTTAACGTCGTAGCTAAGGTGGTATGGGAGGTAGCCAGAATATCTTGTGTCGAAGGTATTTCCGACACTCCCGGAAACAAAGTATCGAACGAGCTTACGACCCGTGAGCTGATACTGGGGTGTACGCGGCGTGGTACGAACATCTCTGGTGTATTTACCTCGAGGAGTTACTAAAGACATCTAAAAAGGAAAAGGGAGAATAAATGGCGTATCATTTAATTCGGTATGGAAAATTCATAATTAGATTTGGAGAGACGAAGAATTGTAGGATAACGATCTGCTGAAGGATCTGAGAGAGATAAAACAACATCTTCTCCGGAGTACAATGTGGCAAGCGTGTTTGTAGATGTGGAAGAAATATAACCATAATAACAATCACCTGGAACTGTAATGGATAAGGTGGTGTTACTTGAAGAATAAACGCGAACTTCAATATAGTCATCGGGTTCGGTGTTGAAAGCAAGAAGGAGAGTATAAGTAGGAAGAGTTACTGAAATATTTTCAGCAGCATATGCCATAGATGAAAATGGAAACTTGGTGGAGGCAGCTCCGAAAGAGTCAACGGTAACAACAGAGGAAACATAACTCAAAGAAGGTTTACGCATTCCCCTGAATGTCACTGTATACTCATACTCAATGGTAAAGGCAAAGGTGTTAGAGGATTCTAAATTGCCTCCCATATCAACAGCGAGAAGTGTCAAGGGCTTAAATGGAAGAGTGCTAGACGCATAATTGTAGCACGGGTTAGTAGCATCAGCTACAGTAAGCGGGTCCTGAAGAGACTCGGTAGGTATATACATACCCTTCTCCATAATCGTGGACGGATAAATAGTCTGATACATAGTGAACGCATTACCGGTAGACCACTGCTTGAGCTGGGCGCTAGAATAAGTACTAACCACATCAGAAGTCATTTGCTGGCCAGTAGTTAATCCATTTCTGTCGAATGCCAGCACTATAGAAGGAGACCAATTTGCAGTCATAGCAGTACCTGATTGAGAACCAGTGACCTTAATACGGATCTTATCCAACTTCATCTGATCATACATGGGCGCATAATTACCGAAATATGTAGACAAACGCAAGTTGTTCCAATGATTAATAACCTCAGCAGCAGTCTGAGTTCCAGAGAGAACGGTAACCTGAGTCGTCGCTATACGGGAGATTGTGACGGTTGCGGCGTCACGTTGCTGCCTGGCAGCTTTGGAGTTGCCCCAGGCTCTCCTGCGAGATCCAGAGTTCCATCTGCGGCTGGAACGGGCGCGGCGGTATGCGGAGAAGCGGTTCTTGTAGAACGTTGAATATGCCATCTATAACAACACCTTACGGGTATGTCGATATCTATGTCTGGAGACATATAGAAGAGCTAACGGGAATAAATGGCAAGTCAGATTCATTTATTTCCAAGAATTAATTCGGTTCGAATTAAATAGCCTGATGGGGCAAAATAGCAAAACAAATTCGGGCAAAAGCCCTC